GCCCGCCGTTAATAGATATGGGATTCCCATGATTCGTCCGTCACGAATTGATAGAAGGTTAAATTATAAAGTTTTACTTGTCTTTATTCAATCTTACCGTTATCTTTTTCAAATTGGTTCATAGCCATTGGCTTGCGCTTGCATGAACCACCGGTGGTTCGAACCCAACGCCATCAAATAAAAAAGCCCGTATCTTCGATACGAACTTTTCTATTTGGCAAAGAACGGTAATTTTGATAGAAATGAACCCCCCTGCGTTTAGGGGGTTCAAATTGCGTTAAGGGGGTTCACTCCTATAACGCCGGGTTTTACCGTTTCTCCCGCCAAAGACGTCTTCAGGCACATTATATCGTACTCGCTGTCATCCGTCCATGAAAACCTACATCATCTGACAATTCCCGGAAACGCGATCGGCGCACCACACTATGAACTCCTCAACAGATGGAATGCGCCCCGCAAACGGAGCCTTCGCCCATTCCGCTTGTACTGCCGGATCGGGATTGTTATAGCCCTCCAGCATAGCGATTTCCATTTCCCTTCGCACCTCCGCTTCGGTTGTGCGCTGCGACCGGGCGATTTGCCGTATTGCCTTTTCTGCCTTCTTTAGCGTAAACTCAGCATAATCCACCATTCCCATTTCCTCCATACCTGCGTACTAAAATGTAAATACCATTTCCTATAACGGTATTTTACCATTCAGTATAGCGTGATGTCATTGACAATTCCTGTCGATTTATAAGACCCATTGCCGAAGAAGCACGAAAACAAAGAAAATCCCGCAAACCTTTGTATATTTGCGGGTGTTGGAAATTAGGCTTCTATGTCTACGCCTGTCAGAAAGTGGAACACCATGCGCCCATCTGCATAAACCGTTACGGAGCGAATGGTGGCAGTCCATAGCTTTGCATTGAACTCCGTTAAAACGTCCTGCTCGGAGATTGCGAACATGAACGCTCCGATGCCGTCCGCTTTTGCTTGCCGCCGAGCGTGTTCGTAGCGTAACCTTTCCAGTCGGGTCTTCGAGGTCTCGTATCTGTCAACGTACCCATTGTAACGGGCCGCATACTCTTCCTGGTTTTGGGCGTCGCGGCTATTCTCGTCAACGCATTTCCGTATCAATCCGGCGACCACGTCCATTTCTTCCTGCAGCGAATTGATTTCCGCTTCTATCTCCGTGCAGTCAGAGGTCACGGACTGGATTATGCGACAGTCATCGAGCAATTGGGCCTTATCGGTTGTCAGCTTATTGTAGGCGGTGACAAATCGGTCTTTGATTTCGCTTTCGTCCAAATGAGGGGTTTTGCAACGCTCTCCATTTTTGAACTTTGCGTTGCATTGCCATATCGTGCGGCGGTATTTACTGGTGGAATTCCATACTTTGGAGCCAAAGAATGCGCCGCAGTCGCCGCACACAATGCGAGAAGCGAAGATGCTGTTTCCGCTGTAACGGTAGCCGATAGCCTTGCGCCGGGCGAGCTCTGCCTGCACCAGCTCGAACTCGACGGGGTCAATGATGGGTTCGTGGCTTTGCTCGATGTAATACTGCGGCACCTCGCCCTCGTTGGTCTTCATCTTCTTTGAGAGGAAATCGACCGTGAATTTCTTTTGCAGGAGGGCCGCCCCTTTATACTTCTCGTTCGTGAGGATGCTCTCTACCGTAGTTGACCGCCATTGTGCTTTTCCGGCTGGAGTGGGAACGCCCTCTTCCGTAAGAAGCCGCGCTATGCCACCAGGCGTCTTGCCCATCATGAAAAGGCTGTATATGCGTTGAACGATAGCCGCTTCTTTTTCGACGATCCGAGGAATATCGTCCTCGCCTTTTTCGTACCCAAGGAAGTGGCTGTATGCAACGCTGACCTTCCCGTCGGCGAATCGCTTACGCTGACCCCAAGTGACGTTCTCGGAGATGGATCGGCTCTCCTCCTGTGCGAGGGAACTCATTATGGTAATGAGCAGTTCGCCCTTGCTGTCGAGCGTGTAGATGTTTTCCTTCTCAAAGTAGACCTCGACGCCTTTTTCCTTGAGCTTGCGGACGGTCACCAGGCTGTCAACCGTGTTTCGGGCGAAGCGACTGACGGATTTTGTCACGATGAGGTCTATTTTGCCGTCCAGCGCATCGCGTACCATGTGGTTGAACCCCTCACGCTTTTTCGTATTGACCGCCGAGATACCTTCGTCCGTATAAACGCCGACGAACTCCCAGTCAGGCTTTTCCTGAATGTAGCGTGTATAGTAATCCACCTGCGCCTCGTAGCTGGTTAACTGCTCCTCGCTGTCTGTTGAAACACGAGCATATCCAGCCACGCGCCGCTTTGCCGCCGAAGCTATCGGCATTCGCGTTAAGGCACTTATCCTCGGTGGAATGACCTTTACTGCCCGTTGCGTGCTTTCCATACCGTCACCTCACTTTTGGGGGTAGCCAATCCCAATCGAGCAATCTTCGCCCGTTGCGGATATTATCTCAACGCCGTTCATTTGAAGGGTTCTGTTAATCGACTCGAACAAATCCCACTCTCGTGCAAGCCTGCTGAAAGAATGAACCGCAACCGCATCGAATGCTCGCGCTTTAGCGTCATTCAGCAGATTCCGCAGTCCGTCTCTTTTGTCTACAGCCGCCGCCTTTTCCTCATCTGAATAAACGCCCGTAAGAACCCATCCGTCTCTTTCAGCCACAAAGGTTTTCATGCTCTCGACCTGAGAAGCAAGCGCCCTTTCGTCCTTGTTTGCAACCCGACAGTAAATTGCAACCCTTTTTCCTGTGTTACTCATGCTGTAATTCCCTCCATTTCTTTTTTGACCGCTGTCGAGCGGCTTCTTTCATCTCATCCGTCCAACTTTCCTTGCGTGAACGGTCTTTCCAAACCTTCGTCACGGTACGCCCATCAGCAAGGGTGAAAAGCAGTTCGTTTGGTGCGGTCACCCGTATGCCGGACACACGCTCGGCAAAGACACGCTCGTCAAACTCCGCGATCCCCAGCACCTCACAGCAAATCGAAAGCAGCGTTGGTTCGGGTATCTGCTTGGCTGGGCAGGCGTCTTTCCCGTCAAACTGAAAGGTCATGCATTGCCACGAAATGCGCCCGTGCGTAGTCTTTCGCCCGAAGTGTTTCCCACAGTTACCGCATACGATCATGCCCGAAAAAGGATACCTCGCTGTTGTCGGCTGCTGGACGTTGCATCGCTTTGCGTTCTCCGCCATTCGTCGTTGCGCCCGTTCAAAGGTGTCGGCGTCGATTATGGCTTCATGCGTCCCCTCGACATAATACTGTGCAAGTTCGCCGTGATTACGAACCAGCCGCTTTGTCAGATGGTCGGCCACATACTTCTTTTGCAGGAGCGCGTTGCCCATGTACTTCTCGTTCTTGAGAATATCGCGCACCCGTGAGTCGTTCCACTTTCCGCCCGACACCGTAGGTACGCCGCTTGCTTCCAGCGCCCGTGCAATGCCGACGGTCGAGCCGCCGGAAACGTACTGTTCAAAAATGCTTCGAACAATAGCGGCTTCCGTAGGGTTTACCGTAATGGCTCCGCGTTCAATGCTGTATCCGAACATACGGCGCAAGCCGACCATGTGACCTTCTTTCATCCGCTGTCGCCAGTACCATTTGCAGTTCTCGGAAACCGAAAGGCTTTCCTCCTGGGCGTATGATACAAGAATTGTCAGCATCAGTTCGCCGTCCGCGCTCATTGTATGGATGTTCTGCTCCTCAAAGTAAACATCGACGCCCATGTCTTTCAGTTCTCGCACTATCTGAAGGAACGATACCGTGTTCCTCGCAAACCGTGAAATGGACTTTGTGATAATGAGGTCTATCTGTCCGGCTCGGCAATCATCCAGCAGTCTTTGAAAATTGGCGCGGTCTTCCTTAGTGCCTGTAATCGCTTCGTCCGCATATACACCGCAGTAGAGCCAACCGCGCCGCTTTTGGATAAGGCCGCTGTAATAGCTGACCTGCGCCGACAGCGAATGGAGCATCGCATCCTTGCCGGATGATACTCTGGCGTAGGCGGCAACCCGCTTCATCTTCGCGGATGGGCGCTTATAAAACCGCACCTGTTCAATGGCTCTTTCCATCAAATCACCCCCTTTCGTAGGTGTCATATTACCTCTAAAACAGCTTAATATCCAGTCATTTCAGCGATAAATACTGCGGATAAAAAGCCCGTATTTAGCCATAATCAGGGGTTCTATGCGACCGTAATCCTCATCAGAAATAACCCCGTCACGCCGCAGCTTATCGGCGGCTGCCATCGCTCGTAGATATGCGTTCACACGCTTGAGATACTCGCTGTCCATTACCGCGCCTCCTTCGCTCTGTATTGGTAGTAGCAGGCACGGGAGCAGAACTTGCGGTTTGGGTTGCCGTAGCTTTCAAACGCACGGCCGCACAACGCACAGGTGAAGGTGTAGTATGCCTTTCTATTTACTCGACCTGGGTGCGCGTTCCACCACGCCATACGGCAGGCGTCCGAACAGAACAGTTTTTGCTTTCTGTGAGGCTCCTGCGTGACGACCTTGCCGCATTGTTTACACACCGTGACGTCGGCGTCGTTGCCCTGCGCCAAGGGATGCCTTCGGCAGTAAGTCTTAACGCCGTTAACAGGCAGCCCCGTAATTTGCGCTATCTTTTTGTATCCGTACCCGCATCGTTGTAGACGGACGATCTCGTTTACTTCTCTCTGTACCATGCCGTACTCCTTTCCGAAAGCGGCATACGCTCTCACAGGTAGGCCACGGCACGGAGAAAAGTTAACCCCCAAAAAACAAAAAACACCCGCCGAGCAAAAATGCCCAGCGGGTGATTGAAAGGGGGTTCTATCCGCGGCGTCATGCGCCCCAGATACCTTTGAGAGATGTGATTGTCTGTTTACCGGCCTTACCGTCCACATCCAGCCCGTTTGCCTGCTGGTATGCTTTTACCACCTTCTTCGTGCTGGAATAAAAGTTCTTGTTGGTGAGCGACAGCCCGCCAAACCCGGCTACGGCAAGCAGCTTTTTGAGTTCGCAGACGTCGTCGCCGCGCACGCCGTACTTCAGTACACGGGTAAAAACAAAGCCCTCCGGCACGACCGTGGGCTTTTCTACGCCCTGCAGTTCGGCGACCTCCGCTTCCGTCCAGTAAGGCGGTCTGCCGTACACGCTCCAGCCTTTCAGCGGGGATTTGATCACACCATAGTCCCTGCCTTTTGCTTCGATGACGTTCAAGTCGTTATCCGCCACATACCCGATGTGGGTTGCTCTGCCGCTGCTGTTGGTCTTGAACACGAAATCGCCGATACGCAGGTCAGCCTTTGCGATCTTTTTACAACGCCCCATGAACCCGTTGGCGTTGGTATCTGACTTGATCAGCCCGTTCTCCAACAGGAAGTAAACGCCCAACCCGGAACAGTCGAAAGCGCGCAACACATCTCCATATCCGGCGGCGCATTGCTTCTTCCAAAACGCGATGGCGCGGTTGGCGTTTACCGTGCTGGTTTCACGCCGCTTGATCCACGCTTCGGTGATCGCCTTACCTTGCTGGCCCTGTGCGCCCCACACATAGATGCTGTGCGAAGCGACCTGCTCATGCAGATATGCGATGAACTTACTCAGATTTGTCATTGGTATCCTCCTTGTCCGTGGTTTCAGTAGAACGGTTGTGAAGCTGGGCGAGTACGCTCTTCAGCTTTTCGGGGATGGGTAGTCCGAGGCGACCGGCATTCTCAACCAGCGACAGCCCCTCATTGGCGCAGTAGAAGAAGATGACCGCGGTCCGCAGCGTGTCACCACCGCCGAGGATCTGTGCGTCGAGCGTGTGTCCGATCCCGACCATCACAAAGATGAGTACCTTCCGAAAGATGCCTTTGAAGCCGACCGAACTGGACAGCTTCTTGTCCACGATCGCGCACATCACACCCGTGAGATAATCGATGGCCACGAAAGCGATCAGCGCATACAGAAAGCCGTCACAGCCGCCGAGAAAGTACCCAAGCCCCGCGCCGACGGCGGCAAACGCACCACGGAGCCAGTTCCAAATAGTGTTCATGTTGTTTTCCTCCATACAAATTGATTTTTCTTTCGTCACCCGCTATACTGGTGGGGCGAAAGGAAGTGGTACGCATGGCTCGATTCGTCTCAAAAGAGAAAATTAGCAAGAAAGCGCGCAAAGCGCAAAACGACCTCCGCCGCGAAACGTGGGGCGCTATCAGCCCGGTAACGCGCAAGGTCGAGAGCAAAAAAGTATACAAAAGGAAAAAGTCCCTTGACCGTTTTGACGATTACGGCAGGGACTTTTTCGTGGCATGAAAAAGGAGCGACCGTAAATGTCGCCCCCGTTATCTGTAGGTCAAACTATATCGGTTAGTCTTTTATCCACCAGCCGCCCTTGTCATCGTAGCCATACTTCTTCATGAACGGAGCCAAGACCGCTCTCTGACCCGACTCGGGAATCTTTATGCCCTCTTTAATCAGTATAGCGAAGACCCGTGCTTTGAAGTCATCCATAAGATCGCCCCATTCGTCAGTTATCGCACACGCCTTTTTATACTCCGCGGTACCCTCTTCAAAGTCGTACTCCTCATCCTCGATCCACCAGAACTTGTTGCTGATAATCGCTAATGCGTCAGCCAAATCCTGTCCAGATAGGCTATCGTTATACCGCTCTCTGGCGTCCGACGCGGTGACGTCGGGAAGCGGATCGCGGGCCATTATATAGTGTTGTACAAACTTCTGCTTTTCCATAGCGGTTTTCCTTTTGGGTGATTCGCATTTTCTCCATTATATCAGAGTTCCGAAATACCCTCAATCATCAGGAGGTTCGCTTCCAGAAATAGCAGGTGATGTACGGCTGAAGGTTGCTATGCGCCGACCCGCTTCCCGTGTTTCCGGCAGAGCCGGAGAAGGACGCGGAGTGCGTATGCGAGCTTCCGGCGCCGGTCGTCTGCCCACTGGTTGACCCGTTGTTGGTCATGTAGTAGTAGGACGAACCCGAACCGCTGCCGACCTTATACGAGCCTGTGCACCGAACCAGTCACCGTATGACCGTGGGACGGCAACTGTGCGGTCGTCAGCGCCACGGTACTTGCGCCGGCCTGTTTCTCAACGGTGTTGAAGTTGGAGTCCGATGTATTCACACCAACGGGGACCCTGCCAGAGCCCCATTGCACCCATGTGCCACCGAGGAAATTCGCGGCGCCGGTCGTGGACGTAGTCATCCGAATAGAACCTACCGGGAATATCATGTCACGCAGCCAAGTCAGCGACGAGAAGCTGACGTCGCCGTCGAATTGGACGTCCTCATGGAACTGCGCCTGCCAGCCGACCTCGAACTTGTTTGCTTCCGACACTTTGCCGATCGCCATGCCGAGACCGTTATTCCGAATAGACAGTATCGTATCCGCCGTAGAGATATCGGAATAGGCGTAGACCGTGGAGAAGTAGTCCGTCGCCCCGACGCGAATATCGTAAGCCGACTGGTTAGACAGACTGCCGCCCACGATGTATGTGCCGTTGATCGTGTACCCGCCGGAGCCAATGGATGTGTTCGTGTAGGAACTCGCTGTTTTCAGCTTATACCCGACCGTGAACGACGCTGTGTTTAGACTGTTCAGGCTCGTTACCTGACCCGTCAGCGTTACGGACATATACGCACCCGTATGGCTTGCGGCCCCGTTGCTGTTGCAGCGGTATATCGACACGTTTGTCAGCTTCGGCGGCGAGTACGCGGTAACGGCATAGTTCACCGTGTACGTCGCCGTGCGGTTTCGGCTGTCCTTGACTACGATTCGCATCGTTTGAGAGCCGGAATTTTGCAGTTCGGCGGTCGTGAACGAAGTCGTTGTGTACGTCGTACCGTTCACGGTCGTTGTGATCGACGAGATGGTAGAGCCGTAAGCGCCGCTTGGAGTGATCGAGACCGACAGTTTGGAATTGCCTTGAATGTAGGCGCCAAACCGCGTCGCGATCCTGCCGACCGCCTCCTTCATCGTATAGGTGAGAGTAGGCACGACCGAAGCGGGGATCGCCGCCGACACGCTGATCGCACAGGTTCCGAGCAAAGTGCTGCCGGAGTAGGTATCGCAGTACAGAGTTCCGCCAACGGTCGTAGCGTTAGGAGCGGCGGCGGCTTCGGCAAGCGATGGGGTCCACGATATGGACGTCGCGCTCGTCAGAGAAACGATCGTTGTCTGCGCCCTGTTCCCGAACTGCGCCCGGAACGTATGCCGAAACGACGAGGAAGCGGGTGAAATCGAAATCGTCGCCGTGCTGCCAAGCGTAACGCTGCCGACAGACGGCACCGTGCTTCGCGGTATCGTCGGCAACTGGATCGTGACCGCGCCGCTTGCCGTTCCGAATGACGATGCGATGCTGAAATCGCCATTAAACGACAGCGTGAACTGGCGTGTTCCGTTAGAGTTATGGCCAATCGTAAAATCACCGTAAGCATACGCTCTGCTCGATGCGTTATCGGTCAGAACCGTAATAAACTTTTTGCCTTCCGCGTTGACGTATTCCGTTTCATACTGGGTCGTGTAATCGGAGGGCGTCGGTATATTCGACGTCGCAAAGCCTCGGTTCGTGCGGTCGTAAACGAGGGTCCCTGCCGCGTATATCTTGAACATACCGCGGCTATCACCCGAATGGTTGTTCCAGTACGTCCAGTATTGATTCGTGTTTTGCGCCGTTGCGATGTATGCGTACACGCGGACCGTGCTGGTGTTATTCACGATGGATTGTGAGATAACCCGATACTCGACCCAGCAGGCGACCTTTGCGTTTGCCGCACCGGTCAGCGAACCGCTGACAACGGTATAGCCGCTGTTGATCGCACCATTTATCCAGTTCGCCATATTACGCCTCCATGAGTTTGAAGTTTAAATTGTCGGATTCCGGCACCCAAGCGAACGGGCCTATCCGCATCGAGGTCAGAATCTCCACATCGTTGACATAGAGCTTGCCTGCGGAGAAATACGCCATAGCGTTCTCGGGTGCGACCGTATCCTCCGCGCCGGTGAAGAAATAAAGCACGTCGTTCTCCAGCTTCAGCTTGATCGCGGAGTTGCTCTGCCCGATAACAATGCCGGAAGCGATGAGCCGGATGAAACTGCGTATCGACTCAAACTGCTGCGATACCGCGCCGTTCATCTCGGAAATATCGCTCGTGGTTTCTGTAAAGTTCGCTTCGATCGTACCGGCCATGATAGACAGCGTGGTCTGTATCGAACTCTGAAAAGCTGTGAAGTCCGAAGTCCGCACGAAGTCCTCCAGCGCGGATAAGATGATCTGCTGCGCCGACTGCAGTATGGTCGTGTTATTCACGATCTGGTCGGTCGTGATCGCCATGACCTCCTGGTTGGTGACATAATCGGCTTCGATGGTTTCCAGCCGTTTTGCCGCCGAAGCATTCTGCGCCGCGTTATCACCGATGAGCGAGGGGCGCGTATCACCCAGCGTGACGCTCATGCTCCCCGGATTGTTGAGCGGTATCTCCATGCCCGAAAGCACGAACTCGCTTTCCGGGCAAATATCGCCGCATGACACGATGACCCGGTCGAGAAACGAGAAGGTCTCCACATCCGCGTTTACGTTATGCAGGTCGACCGCCGTCAGCGTGATGCTCTCTTTGAGCCGCGTGCCGGTCCCCGACAGCCACGTGCGACCGCGCTGCATGAGGTAGGTGGCGTTCTTTTCGTCCTCAAACGTGGTCAGTTCCACCGGCGCGAAAATCACGCCGTACAGTTCCGCGTTAGCCGCGTCGATGAGATAATCCAGCCCACCGTTCGCGTCCGCTATTGTGAGCCGCTCGTCGCTGTCAACGTGTTCGTCGATCTCACTAAGCGGCGCGCCAAGCGGAATGCAAGCGGTGTAGGTCTCGTCAGCGTTACGGGTGACGGCAAGGTCAATGAGATTCTCTCCGAACTCGATATGCTGGGTCGCCGTATCGGGCGGCTCGGCAAGGTAACTCAATATGGGATGCTCGTTCGGGTCAAACGTGAGTACCAGGTACCCGCCGAATAAATCGACAAGCCGGGCTTTCAGCACAGACCACACGGACGCATACTCGTCGGAGACGGCGGTCATCCTGACGCCCGGTTCGACCGTAACGCTGCCAACGCCGATCTGCTGTTCGGCATTGACCTGCGCGTTATGCGTGTTCAACAGTTGAGTGAAAAACTCCGGGACGGCACCGTCAAAGCTGAACGGCCGCTGAACGCTGTCGAGCAGAAACGCAAGCGCACCCTCCGCGGCATACGTCCGGCGATGGTTCAACCCGACGCCATCCTCGATCACACGCCCAAGGAAAACGAGCGAATCATCCCGATATACCTTGACGCGGCTCTGAAGCCGTGTGACCGCGCCGCAATTGGGATGGGTCTTCGGTACGCCAAACGACAGCCGTGCCGGTTCGTTTTTTGTGAGCGACAGTACCGGGTCAATTAGAACGTACTCCGGCAGGCGCGGGTCGTACAATGGAGCGTTATCGCAAAACACAGTAAACATCAAAGCGCCCCCTCTCTGTAGGTGAAAACGACCTCCCCGGTCGTGGTGATCTGCACGAGTTTTTTCCCAGTCTCCAGCAGAAGCGTCGGGACAAAATGCGTACCGGGCGCAACTACGGTCGTTGTCGGAACACCGCCGCATTGATACACGAGCGTGGCTTCCGCGCTTGCGGTCACTTCCGGCACAACGGGCATACGGAGATTTGAAAGCGAAACCGACCCGCTGCCCGTGCGCGAAACAGTCGTTTCTGTTTGTTTGTACTTATACGGTTCCGCGTTCACGTTGACCGTGATGGAGCAGTAGCCGTCATGTTTGTCGATACTGTCCACGCTGACGCGCCCGATATAATAAAAAGAAGCGTCACGGTCGAACGTGAGCTCCATTCGTTTCCCATGAACATCGTTTACGAAAGCGAAAACTGCCTGTTCATAGGGCGCGACAGCGTATAAAGTGAGGGCGATGGCTCTGTTCGAATAGCGAACAAGGCCAAAGCCCTCTGAAAGATCGAGCATCCCGTCACGCCCCGGTATCTCCACAAAGTTGGTCTGAACCGTAGGCATTGGGATAATATAAGGAGCGACAATGAAGCCGTAATCGGTCTTGGTACTCTTGCTCCCAAACATGATATAACTCACAGGAATCGCTCCTTTCTGCGCTGCATAGTGCCGAGCGCGTCATCCATCACGGGCGCAAGCCAGCCGACAACCGCGCCGGTATCCGCCACAAGCTGATAGTTACCCATCTGCGGCAAATACTTCTCAAGCAGCGCGACAACCGCCGCAAGACCGCCCGCGCCGCCGTTGACCGATGCGGAGCCATTGACCGTGAAATCCGTTGATAAGCCGGTCTGCATATCGTTGGCAAGCCCCTTCATAACGCCGTTGATGTCGTCGCTCATGGCTTCAGCCGCTTTGACAGCTTCGTCACCGTTGTCCTCGATGGACCCGGCGAGACCCTTCACAAGCATTTCACCGACCCAGCCCATTTCCTTGGAGGGCGAGTGTATGCCGAAGAAGTCGCAGATGCCGTCCCAGATACTCGAAATCCAGCCGGAAACCTTATTCCACAGCCAAGTCGCAAGGCTCTTGATGCCTTCCCATAGACCCTTTACGATGTTGCCGCCGATCTCCACGATCTTGTACATGAGTGAGCCGAACGCCTCCACGATGCCCTTGATGATCTGCGGCACCGCTTTGACGATCTCCACGATAATCGTCGGAAGATTCTCGATGAGGGCGATGAAAAGTTCCACACCCGCCATGATTATTTTGTCGATGTTCCCTATAAGGGCGTCGACTATGCCGGAAATGATCTGCGGGATCGCCTTTACTATGGTCGTAATGATCTGCGGCAGCGCGCGAACAAGCGCGATGAGCAAATCGATACCCGCCTGGATGATGAGCGGTATGGCGTCCAGTACGGCGGTGATAATGCCGTCGATAATGAGCGGTATCGCTTCGACGATGGCCGTGATGATTTCGGGCAGAGCCGCCACCAGCGAAGTCAATAGCTGGATACCGGCGTCGATGATCTGCGGTATCGCGCCGAGAATGAAGTCCACGATCGCCAGTATGATGGCGGGCAAGGCTTCTATCAGCACGGGTATCGCATCAAGTAGTCCTTGCGCTAATCCCATCACCAGTTGAAGGGCGGCGTCCAGCAGCAACGGCAGATTCTCTATGAGCGTTTGAACCAGCGTCGTAACCGCCTGCACCGCCGCCGGGATCAAGCGTGGCAATGCGTCCGCGATACCCTTTACGAGCGTTGCGACCGCTTTGACCGCGGCTTCGACGATCAGCGGCAGCGCCCCGATCAACCCCTCCACGAGCGCGAGGATCAGCTTGACCGCCCCGTCAGAAATCTGCGGAAGCGCCGAGATGAGTCCTTCCAGTATGGAGAACACGATCTGGCTTGCGGAATCCACGATTTGGGGGAGATTGTCCACTATGGCTTTGCCGAGTGAGCCGACGATCTCACCGATGATCTCCAACAGTTCCGGCACATACTCCATGACCTTTGTCAGAACCTTTGGCAGAATATCGCCTACAACATCGGAGATTTTGCTTATATCGCCGTTAGCTTCCAGAATGCCGTTTGTGAACTCACCAAGCAGATCGACGCCTTCTCCGGCAAGATCGGTCAGTACGGGCAACAGCACCGTGCCGAGTGCGTTCTTCGCCGCCGTCGCACCTACCGAGAGATACTGAAGCTGGTCGTCCAACGCGCCGTATGCGTTGAGCATATCCTCGCCGACAACGTACCCGGCTTTTCGCGCCGCTTCGCCCAGCTCATCCATTCGCTCTGAACCCGCTTCGATAAGCGGATTCAATTCCTGCGCGGACTTACCGAGAATCTGCATCGCCAGGGCGTCTCTCTCGGTTTCGTTTTCCATCCGGCCGAGCGCGTCGATGACCTCCCAATACACGGTATCGCTGTCGCGCAGACTGCCGTCCGCGTTGAGTACGGAAACGCCCAGCTTGTCGTATGCTTCGACCGACAGCTTCGTACCGTCCTGCACGCCTTTCATGGACTTTATCTGTTTCGCCATGCTCTTCGTGAGCGTTTCGGTGGAAACGTCGATGAGTTCCGCGGCGTACATATACTCCTGAAGTTTATCCGTGGCGATGCCAGTCTGCGTCGCTGTGGTCAGCACGCCGTCAGCGTAAGCCGCGCCTTCGACGGTCATATCTATGAGCGCCTTCCCAGCGGCAATGGCGGCTGTGGACACAGCGACAAACGCGGCGGCAATCGTGGCGGCGGCAGCTTTACAGACCGCGCCGAGTTTATCAAATCGACCACCCGCGTCATCGCTTTGTTTTCCGGCGTCCTCAACCTCGTCGCCAAAGTCATCCGCGTGTTTTCCCGCGTCGTTAAGCTCGTCGCCGGCTTTGTCGAGCGCGTCGTTATTCTGTTCGAGTTCACGCTCCATGCCGTTGAGCGCGGCTTCGGCGTTATTCAGTTGAATCTGCCACGCCTGGGTGCGGCGGTCATTCTCGCCAAAGGAAGTCGCGGCGTTTTCGAGCGCCTGCCGCAAAGTACCGATCTTATCTTTCTGAACTTCGATCTCTTTGTTCAGCACAGCGTTTCGAGCGGAAAGCGCCTGCACGGAGGAGTCGTTTTTGTCGAACTGAGAGGAAACGAGTTTCATCTCGCTGCCCAGCACCTTAAAGGACTGGTTGATGTCCGACAGCGCCTTTTTGAACTCTTTTTCGCCTTCCAGCCCAATTTTCAAGCCAAAATCATCCGCCATGCTTTCACCTCCTTCGATAGACGGTCTTTATTTCAAGACTTCCAAACATGGGCGAAACCTGAAACTGTAACAAGCGGCCGTGTTTCGGATGTAAACCGCCAAACAGCTAATGTCCACGGTAGTAACACCCTCCAGCGAGAAGATGCCGTTTCCCAGTTTGCAGTTGAACTGTACGGTGTTGCTTTTATCGCGCAGCACGACGTTCAGCGATTCCGCCACGTCCGCAAACGAACCGCTGATCCGCTCGATCGTGAAACGGACCCGTGTTTTCGCGGGGACAATGGTGGTTTTGGTATCCGCAACGGCGGTGGACGACACGCCCGAAGCAAAACTGTTCGTCAGGCGGATAAACAACGCTTGTGACGAGATTCGTCCATCCAAAGTAACGACGCCGTTTTCGTCCGACGCAATGCTCACGCCATTCGCCGTCCATTCGCCCGTAACAAGAGAAAGCACGTTGCCGGGGGCTTTTTGCCACAACAACGTGCTTCCACGATAGATTTCCTTGATCGCATCAGCGCCATAGAACACGGCAGAGTGGGTTCTGCCGTCAAGAAATATCCCCGCCATATCGTCACTCCCTTATGAAGTAGATCACATCGGGCAGCGGCTCGGCCGGGAGCGCATCCACGCTTTGCAATCTTGCGTTCAGCATATTGGCAAGCGTGGTATTGATCGCGTCGTAATCCACGACCGCATCGGCGCCCGGCTGACCGTCCGCACCCGGCTGACCGTCTTTGCCGGGGAGTCCGTCAACGCCCGGAAGTCCGTCCGCGCCGCGCGGCCCGACGACGTAACCGCAGTCTATATTGACGCCGCTCGAAAGCGTGACGATCAATCTGCCTTGCTCGTTTACGACGGCGCCTGTTACGGAAACGCCGTCCTTCCCGTCCGCGCCGGTTGCGATGTCGCCGATATGCTTGGCAACCTCCTCGACCAGAGCGACCGCCTGCGTGACTCGTCGTTCAAACTCGAAAAACTCCGAAGGGAGCGGGGACATGAACTCCGCCGCGACGTTGATGGAATCGCCGACTATGAACGCGCCTTTGCCGCTATGCCATATCTCCGTGCCGTTCTCGTTGTAAGCGCGAAGCTGAACGGTCAGCGCACCGGGCGTGTCGAGTTCGCTTTCCTTTAGCGTCCAGGTAAGGAGTATGGCGTCGTCGCCCACGACCTTGTCCAGCGTTACGACGCCCGTTTTGCCGCCGCTCTTTTCTACGTCCAGTTTGAATACATACCCCGATAGAGACAGGTCGGTCACGCTGAAAACACGGATAGCTACGTCGTTGTCGCCTTCGTATCCGAGGTTTTTCTCTTCATACGGGATCGTCATTTTTCTGTTGTCGATACTGACCATCCATAGCCTCCTTAAAACCCGTCCGGGATAATATCGTCGATATAGACTGTGCGCTTGGGGCGCGCCATGCCGTTGTACTGCTTGTGGCATTCCCACAGATCAAGCAGCAAGCCAAACGGCGTCAGCCACACTTCGTCCATTGAGAGATGAAGCAGGCTGACGCCGTAGTAAAGAAGCCGGGTAAACAGTTCCTCGTCCGTTACCCGACTTCCGCGTTTTTTGGGTCGGCTTCGCTTTCGATGTTGCGCTTGGTGCCGCGGTACAACGCCTCGGTGATAGCCGCCTTGTATCCGGCGAGATCAAACGGGGTGGTGAGGAGTTCCACCTCGTCCTCGGTGAGCAGCGGTCTCGCATCATCCTTGTTTTTCAGGTTATACACGAGGATGCTTTGATTGGCGAGAAGGGTTATCAGCCAAACGATCTCACCGATCGCCATCTCAAAGTTCTCGGACTTAAGGAGCTTGTCACCGAGGTTTTCCAGCCCACCGTAGCGACCGGCGATCTCTTTCGTCGCTTTGGTCGTGAGGAGCAGCGTATGCTCGTCGCCGCCGATCAGAATTGAAGCTGTGCGTTCCGTATCCATATCGTTCCTCCTTATGCTTCAGCGGTAAAGGCGGGTTCATACACCTGCGTATACCAGCCGGTAATGGTGGAAGCCGCGACGTCGGCGTCGCCTTCCGTAACCTCCGCTTTCCAGGGATGCTTCCCGTTGCCGTCCAGCTTGTTCCGGCGCAGGATAGTCCCTTCAATCGTGGGCGTAGAGAACGTAATGCTGTCGCCCTTGGTGGCGAGGTTTGTGGCGGGGACGCCGAACTTCACGCGATACAGCCAGTAATACTTATACCGTCCGTTGGCCTTCTTCGCCCTAAACCCGATCGCCACGGGGTCGCCGCCGTCCTCGCTGCCGGAGATCACGACATGGTTATCGTCGATGGACGCGCCGGTCAGATCGGAAGCGACCGACGCTCCGATATCGTCGATGCCAAGCGAAAGCGTACCCGACTTGAACTCCTTAACGATCTCGGCGGCGCCGTCGTCCGCGTACAATGTCGCTTCGGCGAGTTCCACCGAAAGGTCGGCGGAGATGGCTTTCGCAAGCTGAACAGGGGTAGCGTAGGTTTCGTCGCCGCCGGCCGCTTCCGTGATTTTTGCGTAGTACAGTCTGTCAAGACCTATCGTTGCCATAGATTATTCCTCCATTTCATAGTGCCGCGCCACATCCACAACATAGTGGTGATAGCCGGTCTCTGTTTCGTAGCCGACATAGCGTCGGTCGGTTATCGTAAAATCGTTGTCGAGAAGCGCGCGAACGACAGCGTTCTTCTCAGCCGTGTAGCTCCCCTTCGCGTATAGGGAAATACGCGTCTCCTGCACATCAAAACCGGGCGCGTTGTCCGCGTACAGTTCAAAAGAATCTGAAAGCGGGATCACGACCATGTATTTGTCGGGAGCCGGTGCGGTATACGCGCCTGTCTCGATAGGAATCTGCAGCGGCGTGAGCGCCGACTGTATGTCCGAAAGAATGCTCATACGCCGTCGACCTCCTCTTGAAATTTCCGCCGCATCGCTTCAATACAAGCGGCTCTGGACGCGCTTTTCGTGGGCTTTAAGAACGGGCGTGCGGCTTGACCGCTTTTCCCGTACTCGATCATGTTGGCAAGCTGGGCGTTGGTTACGCCGCCGGAGTGCGGTTCGGAAAAACCGATTTTGATGTTATGGTTTCCGTTCCTGTCCAGTTTGACCGGCGACAGCCCGATCGCGCCCTCCAGTTCGCCGGTACTGCGCGATTTGTATTTCGTGCCTTTGCCCACGGCGGCGGATAATGTGCTTTTGACTTTTGCCAGCACCACTTCGCCACCGGCTTCGAGTACCCGTTCCGCGACCGAGTCCGTGCGGTTTCCGAGCCGGGAGAGCCGTGAAAGGAGCTCATCCGGCATTTTGATATCAGCCTTTGCCATCGTCGTCACAACCTCCATATCATTCGTTTTCGGCTAAAGCCGAAAAGCTCATTCATTCCGGTGCTCCTCCTCTCCCAATAAAGCAATCTGCTTTATTGGGTGCCCCGTGTTGCTACCACCTTTTTCGCAAGCACTTCTACATACATTCCGCGCCCCTTGACGTCCTCGACGGAGGTGATCTCAAACCGTCCGTCATCGCAGACAATGAAATGCGACGTTGTAATCGCAAGACCGGGGATAACACGGAAGCGGAAGAGGTCGGTCGCTTCGGAAAACGCCGCGAGGTTTGCCCATTTTTGCGTTCCGTGCCGACCTTCCCGATACGCGCGTACAGACGCGAGTATCTCTTCCGTATCGACTGAAAAGCCCTCGGAGTCTTTGGCTTTTACAACCGCCGTTATATCAATAAAGGTGTTCATTTTCCCAAAGCTCATGTCACACTCTCCAGTTCCGATCGAGACGGAGCAGCAGATTGACCGTATTCCACGTCTGCTGCGCCGCCTGCGGATTGTCCGCAAAAAAGCCGCCCGTGCTGCCGTCCCTCGACTCATAGAAGTGGGACGACAGCATGACGACGGCCTGTTCGGTCGTGGGCGGCATGGGATTGGCTTCGTAGTATCCCTCCGGCAGATGCTGATAGCTCTCGGCATACGATACGGCGGCGAGGATGTACGATAAAATAAGCGCGTCATCCGCGCCATGCTCCACGATCAGATTCGCTTTTACCTTTGCCAGCAGTTCATTCATACATCCTCACCGCCTTTGGTTTAGGACGCCTTCTGCACAAGCAGCTTGATGGCTTCGGGCAGGATGAGCTTGCCGTCTACGCGCTGGGAGCCGAGGAAACCGACCTGACCGTTCGCGGCGTACAGTTCGCCGAGACGCTTGAAGGAACGGCCCTGTCTGTCGGCGATCCAGTAATAGCCGAAATCACCGAACGCTACGCTCTTTGCGGCCGCGGCGATGGTGGGCATATACGCGGAGGTCTTAACGGGCCTGCCGAGAATGGTATCGGGCGTACCCGCCACAAGCGAGGGCTGCCACAGATACTGCCCCTGCGCGTCCTTGAGTTTGCGAACCGCCTTGACGGTCGCGTCGTTCAGCAGCCACACGGCGTTCTTGCGGTAGGGGCTGTTGAGCGAGTAGAACAGGTCGATGAGTTCATCCGCGGTGATCGCGGTAGCCGACGCCGCCGTGACGCCGGTCTGCGCTCCGCCCGTCGCGGCGAGAACGCCCGTGGGCTTGCCGGAACCATCGCCGATGAAGAACGCTTCCTCCTCTTTCGCGCCGATACGACGGCCGAACTCATGGGAGATGTAGCTTTCAAGGTCGAATACGCTGTCGTTCAAGAGTTCTTCGGAAACCTTGATCATGGTGCCGAGTTTGTACGCGCCGATGGATACCTGACCAAAGGCGTCGTCGCTCTCGGTGAACGCGCCCTCCTCGTCGATCCACGAAGCCGTACCCTTGGAAGCGACAACGGGAATCTTGCGGTCGCCGCTGGAAGTCTGAATGACCTTGGCGAGCTGACGGAAGATGTTTTCCTCCTCCAGCGATTCCACCAGGGTGCGCTCGAACTCATCGGGAACGAGATAGCCGCCCTCCGAATCGGTACCGATCTGAAGCGCGTTTACCACTTCGGGCATCGCTGCCTTGGAGCGCATCAGATTCCAAAACGACTGCTTATAGTTCTCGGAAGCGCGACCGGGCTTATCGGTCTGTTCACGCGCCGCGCTGGGCCTGCCCGTGATGGGCTTGCCGACGGGCTTGCTCAGTTCGGCGTCCAGCGCCTCCTGTCGCTCCAGACGGGCGATTTCTTTGCCGAGGTCGGAGATGTCCTGCTCCATACGAGCGTAGGTAGCGTCATCCTCGGCGGTCAGCGTACCCTTGTCGGTACGATGGGAGTCAAGAAAGCCCTTCGCGGCTTCCCATGCTTTCGCACGTTTTTCGCGCAGTTCAAGAATTGTCATTGTGTTTTCCTCCTTAATAATGCTTCATAATGTTGAGCCGCTCATATAGAGCGTCTACGCTGCGCCCGGTCTCTTCCGGCTTCTCGGGCGGGGCGGGTTCTACACACGCACGCTTGCGCGTCAGCTTGTTTAGCAGCGAGTTGGTTACAGCCTTGCGTGAAAAAGAAAAAGCCGTGAAATCATCCACGACCTTCTTTTCGTCTGTCAAAACATCGTCCGCGAATCCGAGCTCAATGGCCTTATTCGCGTTCATCCACGTTTCGGCGTCCATCAGATGACTGAGTTTCGCCCTGGACTGCCCGGTCTTGATCTCATAGGCGTTGAGGATGCTCTCCTTGACTTCCGAGAGCATGGCGATCGCCTTTTGCATTTCCTCGGTGTCGCCGATCGCCAAAGTAGCGGGATTGTGAATCATCATCAGCGCGGTAGGTACCATAAGCACCTCGGTACCCGCCATTGCGATAACGGAAGCCGCTGACGCCGCCACGCCGTCGATCTTGACGGTAATGTTGCCCTTGTAGTCCATGAGCATCCCGTAGATTTGACTTGCCGCCACGCAGTCACCGCCCGGACTGTTGATCCAAATGGTAACCGGTCCGCTGCCGCTCATGAGTTCCTCTTTGAACAGAGCGGGCGTCACGTCGTCCTCAAACCACGTTTCTTCCGCGATCGTGCCGTAGAGTTCAAGCACTCGCTCCGCTTCCGGCTCGTCGCTTTGGTTTTTCCACCGCCAGAACTTCTTCGCTGTCGGTTTCCTGATCTCCATTTCCAGTTTCCTCCTTCCCTGCAGAAGTAGTGGTATCCGCAAAAGCGCCCGCATTTTTCAGCGGGAGCATATTGCCATTGATGAGGTAGAGGTCGCCGCCGTCCTCTTCGGGGATGCGGTCGAGGTTCTCTAACTCGCGGATGTCATTCGCGGACATCCAGCCGTTCTGTCGCGCGATGGCGTACCCGTTCATGCGGCTTTGATAATCGCCGCGAAGCAGGCCCTCCAGGTTGAACTTCACGAAATACGCCGTTTTCTCGTCCTGTGAGAGCAGGGCGCGCATGATGGACTGTTCCCAGCGCACCACCCACGGATCGAGCGTGTATTTCACAAATTCCAGCGACTGTTGCTCTATATTCGAGAAGCTGGATTTCTCAAGGTCACCGACCATGTGCGGCGGCACTCTGAAAATCCGAGCGATCTCGTTTATCTGAAACTTCCTTGTTTCGAGGAACTGCGCCTGTTCGGGAGAAATCCCGATAGGCGTATACTTCATACCCTCTTCCAATACGGCGATCTTGTTGCTGTTGCCGCTGCCGCCGAAGGTGGTCTGCCAGCTTTCGCGCACCCGTGCCGGGTCTTTGATCGTGCCGGGGTGTTCCAGCACACCGCCCGGAGCGGCGCCGTTGGCAAAGAACTTGGCTCCGTACTCCTCGCAGGCCATAGCCATGCCAATGGCGTTCTTAGCCATTGCGATGGGAGAGTAGCCGACCAGCCCGTCAAAGCCTAAACCTGGGATATGCAGCACATCCGACGGCTGAAGTGTGACGGTCGAGCCTTTCATGGTCGGCGCTTCGTCGTTTGAACGGGTGTAGGTGTAATACAACCGCCCGTTCGCGTCTCTGTCCACGCTCATGCGGTTGGGCATAAGCGGATACAGACCGACGACTTCGCCCTTGCCGTTACGGATGATCTGCGCGTAAGCGTTGCCCCACAAAAGCAGATGCGTCATGAGCGTTTCGCGGAATACGAATGAACTCATCTCCGGGTTAGGCTCGTCGTGGAGCAGGATGTACAGCGGATGGTCGACCGCTTTTTCCTTACCGCCGTCATCCGTATATCGGTAAAGATGAAGCGGCAACCCGGCTACGGCCTCCGCAAGTATCCTCACGCACGAATAGACCGCCGTCATTTGCATGGCGGACATTTCATTCACGTTCTTGCCGGACGACGAACCCCCGAAAAAGAAGCTGTAGCTGCTTCCGGCCGTTCTGTTCTGCGGCTTATCCCTTGAACGGAATATGCCTGTAAACAATCCCATATCTGTTGACCTCCTCAAATAAACAAAATGCCGCGGTCGTCATAGACCGAAGCACTTGTGTCGTTCCCGCATCGTATGGCACGATCGAGCGCCATAATGGTAGCGACCGCGCCGTCGATTTTCTCCGTGGACTTTTCTTTGTCGGGCTTGATGTTCCCGGCCGGGTCGGTGCGGATGAAAATGTTGTCCATCATCCAGCGAAGGACCGGCTGACCGCCGTGCGCGATTCTCTCTTCCAGCACCAGCTTCATGAGCTCCTTTGTCGGAGGACTCATATCTTTGAAGCCCTGACCGAAAGGAACGACCGTAAAGCCCATGCCCTCAAGGTTCTGCACCATCTGCACAGCGCCCCAGCGGTCGAAAGCGATCTCACGGATGTTGAATCGTTCGCCGAGTTTCTCAATGAACTGCTCGATGAATCCGTAATGAACCACGTTGCCTTCGGTCGTCAGCAGTACGCCTTGCTTCTCCCATGCGTCGTATGGCACATGGTCGCGCCGGACGCGAAGCCCGATGTTGTCCACCGGAATCCAGAAATACGGAAGCACGGCGTATTTGTCGTCATCGTCCAGCGGCGGGAACACCAGCACAAACGCGGTGATATCCGTTGTCGAGGACAAGTCCAGTCCTCCGTAACACACACGGCCTTCGAGGTCGTCCTCGCTTATGGGGACCGCGCACTTATCCCATTTCTCCATCGGCATCCAACGTACCGCCTGCTTGACCCATTGATTCAGGCGAAGCTGGCGAAAACTGTTCTCCTCGGCGGGGTTCTGCCGGGCCGACTCACAAGCGGCTTTCACCTTATCGATGCCGACCGTGATGCCGAGCGACGGGTTGGCTTTCTTCCACACCTTGGGATCAGTCCAATCATCCTCTTCCGCCGCGCCGTAAATCACGGGGTAGAACGTGGGGTCGACCTTCCTCCCGGCGAGGATGTCCTTTGCTTTCTGGTGCGTTTCGTAGCAGATGGAGTGGGTGTCGGTTCCCGCCGTCGTGATAAGGAAATACAGCGGCTGCATTCTCGCGTCGCCGGAGCCCTTGGTCATGACGTCGAACAGCTTACGGTTGGGCTGGGTATGCAGCTCGTCGAAAACCACGCCGTGGATGTTGAACCCGTGCTTTGAGTACGCTTCCGCCGAAAGCACTTGATAGAAACTGTTGGTGGGGAGGAACACGATACGCTTTTGAGAAGCGAGTATCTTCACCCGTTTTGAGAGCGCCGGACACATCTTGACCATGTCGGCGGCAACTTCAAACACGATTGACGCCTGCTGACGGTCGGCGGCGCAGCCGTAAACCTCGGCGCGTTCTTCGCCGTCGCCGCAACACAAAAGAAGCGCGACCGCCGCAGCAAGCTCCGATTTACCCATCTTTTTCGGTATCTCGATGTAGGCCGTGTTAAACTGCCGATACCCGTTTGGCTTCATAATCCCAAATAGGTCGCGGATAATCTGCTCCTGCCAGTCGATCAGTTCAAAGGGCTTGCCGGCCCAGGTACCTTTCGTATGGCACAGACACTCGATAAAGCCGACCGCATAATCCGCCGCATCCTTGTCGTAACGGGAGTCTTTCGCCTTATATACGGTCGGCGTGTACTTTTTCAGTTTTCGGATACGCGGTCACCTCCTTCCAAAGGGCATAAAAAAAGACCGTCCATGCGGTCGTGTTTATCAGTACGAGATACAGCCCCGAAGGGCCGTGATCCCGGTTGTTGTCAGTAGTTTTCGCTGTGCAGGAGAATCTCCACCGCAAGCTGTGTGTCGGGGTCAATCGGCTTAATATCCCAACCCCTGTCGTAGTTCGCAACAACCTTGCCGTCGCGCTTGAGCATCAGCTTGGAAACCTTGCCGCCGTCGACGCCGAACTTGCTTCCCGTGTCGTAGACCTTCATCCAGTAATGGAAAACGCTGTTGTAAACCTTAAGGCTTCCTTCTTTCCACATGGCGCACCCTCCTAAAACCGTTCCAGGCTGACGTTGCCGTCGCTGTCGAAGTGTACCTTGTAGCGCGTTTCCGTGCCGTCGGCCTTTCTGGAAATCAGCCGGATGCCGCCCTCGAAGGCGCTGTAGGCTCTGTCGAACTTCTCTCCCTGGGGGAGCAGGCTCTTGGCTTGCTGTAGCTGCTTGTCTGTCATCTCTTCGTCCCTCCTTATCGTTTGACCTGGAAGCGGTAGGTAACTTCCCCCGCAAGGTCGTTCTTCGCGTCGAAGTCAATGACCGTCCAGTCATCGAAAGCGTCGGGTAAAGCGTTCAGGCTGCCTTCGTAAAAAACCTTGTCGCCCTTGGCGTTCGTCAGTTTGATGTTCGCGTGGCCCCGAAGGAGGTCGTAGAATTTGCTCATCTTCATGTTCGTTTCCTCCTTATCGGGCGTTCCAGCGGCAGTCCATCTCGGTCATGAGGTCGTGGCTGCGGGCAATGAGTTCCCGCTTTCTTTCGAGGGTCGCCGTCCGCAGTTCGCGGCGGTTTTTGATGACCTCGTTTTCGAGCTCCTTGTAGGTCATGGCTGTCGGCTTTTTCATGGTGTGTACCCCTTTCGTTTTGGTACTGTATATATCACTCTAAACCGACATAATAGCAAGTCTTTTCTGCGAAAATGTGTAGATGTTATCTGACTTTTTTCGCTATTCCTCACCGGTCAGAATGAAGCGGACGTACTCACGCGAATGCTCTTCGAGGAAGCACACCAGTTCGAAAAAATCCATACTGTACGCAATTCGCTGTACCGCGGTGAGGTCGAACATATTTGTCAGCCCGGTGTCCCGCACGGCGAGAATTTGCGCTTTAATCTTCGGAGTCATTTGAACCGTCCTCCTTTACCGATGCGCCAAGCGCAGCCGCCAGCTTCCGTTCATCGAAGCCATGTTCACGATACCCCTTAAGGAGCAGTCCGTAATAGTGACGACTCGGCGCTGCGGTTGGAAAACCGTCGCGCATGATGTATGCCGTTGCTTTGACACGCTTGCGACCCTGCGTGACGGTCAGCGATTCCTTTTGATACACAGCGGGACAGCCCACGCTGCGGTCGAGAGCGGACTCGTCGGCGGGAGATAACTCCCACAGCGTTGCGGGTACGGACGCGCCTTTTTGCGGTTCGAGCGCAGCGACCGCCGTGCCGTGCTTGCCGCGAAACAGCAGTCGATAGTCCTTTAGCTCGGCCGTACCGATTGGCCTTGCCGTAGGGCATATCCTCGCCATCTGCTCCGAGCCAAGGACGGCGGCGTATGTCATATAAATGCGTTTCATGTTCACCACTCCGCTTCTCCCTTCAGTCATCGCGCTCATCCCACTTCTTAACAAAGCTCTCGATTGCCGCATTGTCCGCGTCAATGTATTTTCTGGCTTCCTGTATCGCAACGAAGATATTTTCTTCATCCTGCGTATCAAGCAACACGAGCGCGGTTGCGATGCGACCATGAACTTCGAGCGGGAGCTCATCCAGGCCGAGCGTGGAGTTTAGCAAGCGGACAGCAAGTTCAACTGTATCTGCGCGTTTCATTTTTCAACCACCTTTCTGCATTCGTCAGCGCCGAAAGCGACGTTCAAGCTGCCGCCGTTGTCCCAGTCGACCATCACCGAGCCAATATCATCAACGCCGGTTACGGTACCCCGTGTGCCGACGGGTGGGGCTTGCGGGTCATCCATACACACCAGTTCCACACGGCACCCGATCGGGTAACGCTTGCGGAGTCGCTCGACCGTTTCGCGGGTTGGGTAGTTATTGCTCATCGGCGGCCTCGCTTTCATAGGAAGCGTTGACCTCTTGCATGAGCGTTCCGTCGGCAAGCGCCTCACCGCAATCGACCGCCGCTTCTTCGGTTTCCGCGGTGGGGGCGGCGGGTTCTTTTCGTGCGCCGCTTTTGAAGGAGCCGTTGCCTTCGAGGTTTCGGAGCAGGATTTTCCGCATCTCTTTGTACTTTGCGCCGATGAAGCCCAGCCGCAGGAGGAAGCATCGGAAAGCGTACTTTTCGTTTTCTGTGTCCTTTTCCTTTGCCGTGACCCGCTTCTGATTTCGTGCCATCTCGCAGAGGGCGCAAATGAAATGGTCGTAGGCTTTGATTTCCTCCGGGGTCGGTTCGCCATCAAACCAGGGGAAGCAGACCTTGCCGTCCAGTTTGACCACGGGCAGTTCAGTAACGCCCAGCGCCTTTTTTATGAGTGCGCCCTTCGCTTCCAGCAGGCGGTCAAGGTTCAAAAGCGAGGCTTCGGTGAAAAGCGACTGCGGCATGGAAATGCAAAGCCTTGTTTCGTCGGGTTCGGAAGCATCGTCCGCGGCTGTTTCCTCCCCGGTCGGCTGTTCTTCCGTGGCTGCGGCTTCCGGCTCAAAGCCTTTTTCGAGGAGGGCTTCGACCAGCATCTCGATTTCCTCGCTGTCGGCACGGTCGTCGAAGGTGACCCCGCCGTTTTTGTCGATGGAGAAGTAATCCACCTCGTAGGCGAAGCTGGGAGCGCCCATGTACTTAACGGGGGCTTCGGTGATCTCGCTGATTGCGTTCACCAGTTCTTTGCGCTTTGCGCCGGTCACGTTGTACTTGAATGTCATGGTATGTACCACCTTTCTTTTTGGTAGTACATATATCACTCTAAACCGAAGGAATAGCAAGCGTTATTTGTACTATTTCTCTATCTTTTTTGACGCCCAAACCACTCCCGCAAGCACGAAGAATACGCACGGCAGAGCCACGCCGTTGCCCCACATTTTGTACTCGGCGGCGTCGGAATGCGGCGCTTGCAGCCATTTCACGATTTGCTTTCTCGTCTTCGGCTTTGAGGAGCCGCCCGTGATCACACGATGCGTTTCCCATACGTCCGACCAGAAAGCAATCTCGGCGTCGGTGGGTTCATCCGTACCGAGGTCATCGCACCACCAGTCGGGGAAGCCCTGGAGCCTGGCGCACTCGGTCGGCGTTAACCTTCTTACCGAATAGCCGGGTTCGACCAGCCCGTTCTGATAGCCGGGGTTCGTGCCGTTGACCAGCGTGTTCGACGTCCCGTCCTGCCGGAAGCATTGACTCTCCGCTTTCATCTGCGGATAGAACGACGCTGGCTGCGCTACCGCGCCGGGGCCTTTCGCCGTAAGCGTCGGCTGCTGTTCCTCCTCGATGGACGGTTTGTACTGTGCGTTTCTGCCCTGGTTGAAAGCCGCCCGGTCGATACCGTAGGCAGGTTCGGAAACGACGGTCGCATCCTTGTAGTCCCGTGAAAGCAAGGTGGGGGCGGTGTTCTCGCTGACCTGCGTGAAACTGCCGGTCGTCAACGCATACACCGCGTGGCGGTCGATGGTGTTGAGCGTAAACGAAACATCCTCGTTCACGCCGTCGCCTTGCGGCCCGTTCTTTTCCGAGCGCCCGATCATGGAACCTTGCAATGCATACGCCTCCACGACAGCGACGCCTCCCTGATTGCAGGACGGGTTGCCGCCGTTGGCGTCGAGGGTGCGAGAGGAGTCGGCTTCATAAACACCGCTGTGCGGATTGTCCGAAAGCATGGCGTTGGATTTGTCAGAGCAGATGCCGTAACATACCACCGCCGAATCCGCGCTCCCCGCCGCAAGCGTATGACACGGAGCGCCGGGTCGTGGGTTGGAACGGTTGGTCTTGGAGGTGACCTGCTTGCCGTCATATACAGAAGGAACGAAAACCGTCTGGTCGTTATTGCACGACAGCGTAGCGGATTTATCCTCTTGTATAAGCGCGCCTTTGCCGCCGCCCTCACAGCCGCTTCGTATCTTCAGCGTCAGCGGAGCATCCTCGCTCATGAGCAGCGGCACGTTCATGCCGCCCGTTCCCATGCGTCCCGACAGGGTTTGCACAGCTTCGCCTTCTTCAATGCGAATGCGGCCGTCCATCGGATGATTCTCCAAAGCGATAGCGGCGGGAACCGTTCCGGCTCGGAGCGTGGGAGAGGTTTCCTCTTCGTATCCTATTGATCTCGCCTTTGCGGAGTGTTCCGTACAAAACCCGGCGGACTCCATAACACAGGGCGGGTGATGCGCTTCGGCACGGAGCGCCGCGGTTATGTCTTCGCTGACGTCCATCCTCGCGCCGCCCTGGTCGTTTAAGCAGAGGCTTGGCGTTCGAGCGCCGCTTTCAGCACGGCAGGCAGTTCTTTGCCACGCGCGGAAGCTCTCCGCAGAATACCCTGACAGGCCTTCTGACTCAAATAGTATTTCTCCGGCACTCCAACCTGCAAAATCTGCGACAAGGTAGATGCGGCGTCGGCGTTGGGGGACTCCCCAGTATTGCGCGTCGAGAGTACGGTAAGCAACGCTCCATCCGTTACCCACATATAGGTCGGCGTAGGGCCATCGCCCGTTTTCAGGCATAGGCACCTCGGCGTTTTCGTGGATGACGCCAACGACCGCTTCGAGAACGGCTTTGAAGTCTTCGCCTCCGTTTGAGGAGAAAGCGCCGGGGACATTCTCCCATACGATGTATCTTGGGTATTTGCCATTTGTGGCGCACCTCATTTCCTTGATAATTCGGATGGCTTGATAGAACAGCACCGACTGACTCCCATCGAGTCCGGCGCGCTTTCCGGCTACGGACATATCGGTGCAAGGCGAGCCGAAGGAAATAATGTCCACAGGCTCGACCGTGCCGCCATCCATCGTCGATATGTCACCGTAGTGTTTCATGTTCGGCAGCCGCTTTGTCGTGACCCGAATGGGAAACGGCTCGATCTCCGAAGCCCAAACAGGCGTGACGCCGCAAAGCAGACCGCCCAAAGGAAAACCCCCGGAGCCGTCAAACAAGCTGCCGAGGGTCATATTTGTTTTCATAGTCATCTATTACCTCCGTTAAAACAGCGGGATGACTTCTTCGGGATCATCGGCGACCTCGTCGTATCGGTAAGTCAACCCGTCACGCTGAACGGTCACGCCATCCGCGCCGCCGACCTGCTCGATGTACCGCTTAATGATGACGTCGCAGAACTTCTCGTCCAGTTCGATGATGTGGCATACACGCTCCGTCTGTTCACAGGCGATGAGCGTACTGCCGCTGCCGCCAAACGGGTCGAGAACGATCGCGTTGCTCATGCTGGAGTTAAGGATCGGGTACGCCAGCAAAGGAATAGGCTTCATGGTCGGATGGTCGGCGTTCTTCTTGGGCTTATCAAACTCCCAGATGGTCGATTCCTTCCTGCCCGTGTACCACAGATGCTTGCCTTTCTTTTTCCATCCGAACAGTATCGGTTCGTGCTGCCATTGATACGGGGAACGCCCCAGTACAAGCGACTGCTTTTTCCAAATGCAGGCGCCGGAGAGGTAGAACCCCGCGTCCGCAAACGCCCTTCTGAAATTCAGCCCCTCGGTGTCCGCGTGGAACACATAGATGGAAGCGTCGTCCGCCATGACCTTTTCCATGCAGGAGAAAGCGTCGAGCAGGAACGTATAAAAAGCGTCGTTACCCATGTTGTCGTTCTTGATCTTCCCGGCGGCGCCTTCGTAGTCGACGTTGTAGGGCGGGTCGGTCACAACAAGGTTCGCTTTCTTGTCGGCCATGAGCAGAGCGAAAGTATCCGCTTTGGTGCTGTCGCCGCAGACAAGCCGATGCCGGCCAAGCAGCCACAAATCACCGGGCTTCGTAAAAGCGGGCTTCTTTAGCTCGGCTTCAACATCGAAGTCGTCATCCTTGACCGCGTCTTTTACGCTGTCCTTGAACAGCGCGTCGATCTCCTCCGGCTCGAAGCCCGTAAGAGATACGTCAAAATCAGCGCCCTGCAGATCGGCTATGAGCAGGGCCAGTTTGTCTTTGTCCCACTCGCCGCTGATTTTGTTGAGCGCGATATTGAGCGCCTTCTCCTTTTCGGCGTCCAGTTCCACGACCACGCAGTCGACCTCGGTCATGCCCATGTCGAGCAGCACCTTCAAACGCTGGTGACCGCCAACGACCCGTCCCGTGGTCTTGTTCCATATGACCGGCTCGACATACCCAAACTGCTCTATGGAGCGTTTCAGCTTCTCATATTCGGGATCGCCGGGCTTGAGGTCTTTGCGTGGGTTGTAATCGGCGGGCAAAAGTTCCGCCGTCCGCTTCTTTTCGATAAGCATCAGAACAGCCCCCATTCCGCAAACTTCTCGAAGCCGCCAACGGTGCGGATGTAGTCTCTCGCTTCCTCTACGATCTCCGCATACGGAACGCCGTCCACAGTATCGTCACCGATGGCGCAGCACAAAAAGACGGGCTTTCCCGTTTTCTGCGCTTTCAGAAATGCGTGGATGTTCACGGAGACGTCGGCTTTACTGAGGTCTTTGCCGTGCAGACCGCCGCCCGTGACCGAATCCGCCATATCGGAACCCAGCTTACGGTTCGTCGCGCCCGTATCCACATTCGTGCCGCCCGTCCAGTCGCCCAATGGATTGATCTGTGCGGTCGGGAACATCACACGAAGAGCCGAGGTGGGCGCGTTGCTTTGGCAGATGATGAGCCTGCCGCCGTCCATGATGTACTTGCCGTCATAAGGGTATTTCGCAAAAATCTCACGGGCGGTTTGGGAGAGTTCCCTTTGCTCGGCTGTCAGCGGCGTCCCCTTGAAGATTCCGTTATCGCCGCAGCGGAAGCCGCGCTTCTGATTCTCCGAGAGCCGCTTGTCCTGCGGTACGATAAGTATGTCCGCACGAACCGCACCGGCGATTCTGAATATCACAGCCGCCACGTCCGCTTCGGATATGTTGGCGGTCGTTTCAATGATCGTTTGGCAGGCGCCGTGACCGATGAGAACCTCCACGGCGATTTTGGGGTCGTTCTCTACGCCATACGCGAGGTCAACGATTGCTCCCGCGATTCTGTCCGCCACCTTATCCGGGTGGCACGGATTCACTTTTTCTATCATCGTGTCAATTTCCTTTCCTTGCGCGGAGCAGTCGCTCCATAACGTCGTCTTGGGGATTCGCGCCCGAATACTCCCCGGCGCAGTTCTCCTTGACGATTTGGTAAATCTCCATCCACAGCCGGTTTGTCTGCGACATGAAGTTCTGACTCATCGCCACATACGGGCTTTGGATCGCGTTCCCCGTAGTGGGGTGCTTTGCGAGAAAGCCGTACTCGGTGACGGCTTCTTCGCATTGAATCCAGCGCGCCACGCTCATAGCGTAGCGTTCCAATAGCTGCGGAGAAACAAGGCTTGTACAGCCGCGCTCCGAGAGCCATTTCCATGTGGCTTCGTATATCTCCGCCGCGATGAGCGTTTTGCCATCCTTTTGCGTAGCGGAGAGCATTGCGGATGGCTTCGGCATGGGCTGACCTTCCAAATCGGCTGTGTCGTTAAAGTCGATGACAGTCAACTTCCGTCTGCCGGGGTTGCCTTCCGCGATTTTCTCCGCGAGAGGCTTCTTTTTCGCACCCGCGCCTATACGAGCGCCACCTCTGTTGGTGCCGTCTTTCGCCACCTTTTCACCTCCCATTCAGTTGAGGGGCAATTACCCCGTTTGAAAGCGCGATTTTGCGCGCGTGACCCCACGCCCGTTGCACGGGCAAGAGGTCGTAGAGATTTCGACCGCCCCTCCCGCCAACGAGAAAGAGGTTTCCCCTACAATTTAGGGGAAACCTCATCTGCTGTGCCAGCGATCGCCATCCTTTGCAGTGATAGCCGAGTGGCACGGCGTACATAAAGCCATGAGGTTCTCCTCGGCATGGGTGCCGCCTTTCGACAGCGGAAGGATGTGGTGGACTTCCTGCGCCGGGGTCATGCGCCCATCCTTCTTGCACTGCTCACACAGCGGATGCGCCGCGATGTATCGGTCGCGGATGCGCTTCCACGCTCTGCCATACCTACGGCGTATAGCCGGGTCACGGTCGTACTTCTCATAGCGCACGGCTTCTTGTTTTTCATGCTCATCACAGAACCGTCCGTCCGTTAGGTTAGGACAACCGGGATACGAACACGGCCGCTTGGGTCGCTTGGGCATTTGTTCACCTCCTCCGGGCATACAAAAAGCCACCGAGGATTTCTCCTGGGTGGCTCTCGTATTCTGTTTCGCTATTGTAATACTACCACAGGTGCTATAGTGAAAAACAGTGAAATTTAATGAAGTTTTACGGGAACGGTAACGACCTGCAATGCCTCCTTGTGGAGCAGATGCACGTTGCGAACGGTGTAGTTCATCTCGACCGCTATCTGCTCCCATGTTTTGAAACAGAGGTATCGAAGTTCCAACAGCGTCTGGCATTCCGTATTTGCTACAGCCTTTATGACCGCAACCATTTCCCGCTTCAAATCCACCAGCCGGTCGATATCATCGTTGATCTCTGCTTGCAGGTCAATGATCTTCGATACCGAGTCCGCCATCGTGGATGTGGCACGGTTGGGGTTTTTCGGCATCCCGGTCAGCGTACTGCTGACTTTGGTGGCAAGCCCGTTCAATGATTCCACCTGTTCAAGTTTGCTGTTGATGCGCTGGTCGAGCCTGTAGGCTTGCGACAAGTAGTCTTTTGCTGTCATACTGCCACCTCCGCATTGAGCCGATCAAGCAGCATCACACCATCGACCCGCGTCAACATTGAGAGCCACTCCGAACGGAAGAACCGCTCGACTTCGTGTTTCATGCTAACGGCGGGTTGGTAATCTGCTTTCTGCCGAAGCTGCCTTAGTGCAATTCTGTAATCGTCCACCGCCCTCAAGATGATGGCGTTTGCCAGTTTTTCATATCTATCCATCAAGGTGTTACCTCCAAATCTGCCTTGACCGCGTCTATAAGGGCGGTCTGCGTTCTTTCCTTTTTCTCAAGCGCCGTTAATATGCGCTCGTCTATCGTGCCGCTTGCGATGATATGGTGGATCACCACAGTGTCGGCTTTTTGACCTTGCCGCCAAAGCCGGGCATTGGTCTGCTGGTACAGTTCGAGGCTCCATGTCAAGCCGAACCAGATGAGGGTGGAACCGCCAGCCTGCAGGTTCAAGCCGTGTCCGGCAGACGCCGGGTGGATAAGCGCCACGGGGAGTTCGCCGTTGTTCCAGCGAGTAATGCTGGCAGCGGTATCCAGCAGCGAGAACGGAATGTGCAGTTTGTGCAGCTGTTCCTGTATCCGGGAAAGGTCGTGCTTGAACCAGTAGGCTACCAGCACGGGTTTACCGTTGGCGGCTTCAATCAAGTCCTCCAATGCGTCCAGCTTTCGCTCGTGTATCACATGAACGCGCTTGTTTTCGCCATATACCGCGCCGTTCGCCATTTGCGAGAGCTTGCCCGACAGTGCGGCGGCGTTCCCGGCGTCGATCTGCTCACCTTTGAGGGAAACCACGAGCTCACGTCGAAATGCGTTGTAGACATCGCGCTCCTGCTCTGACAATTTGACCTTGACCGTGTTCATCACGCACTCCGGCATTTTCAAGTGGTCGGTCGCTTGCATGGAGATGGTAATGTCTGCGATCTGCCGATAGATGGCATCCTCGGCACCGGGCAGCGGCTTATAGCTGAACACCACTTGACCGTTGCGCTTATCCGGGGTGAAGTACGCATTACGGTAATGGGTGATGAATCTGCCGAGGCGTTTGCCCAGGTCGAGGATACGGAACT